TTATCATCTTCTTTTTCAGGCTGATCAGGAGTTTCCTCATCTGGTTCGCCATCTTCAAAGTTATCTGGATTCTCGTCTAATATACCTAGCTCATTGTATCCAGAGTCCTTGTCTGTAGCGATACGTTGGCGTTCATCTTCACTTGATAGTGCGCCTGATTGGATCAGGATTTGAGATGTCTGCGCCTTGGTAAGATTAGTAGCAGCCAGTTCTGCAGCTGTTGGGGTGTCGAGTGGCAACCAATTTAAGGTAGTTAGTATATTTAACTTGAGCTTTAATTGTGACTCGACAAAGGATTTCATCACTAGCTGGTGATGTCTTTCAGCCAATGGTGTTAAATCGTGTGTTTGTATTGATTCTAGTAGTTCGTGATAGGAGGCTTCCTCGTACTCACCAGAGGCATTGAAGCCCTTGGGTGATGTACCTATGAGCTTAGTGGCTGGAACGCCAGCAATAGCAGCTACGAGCTGATACTGAGTCATTATCAACGCATCCATGTCTGCCAAGGATGTATCGAACTGAGAAAACTCGTCACCTTCCTTGTCACCTAGCTTAACGCCAAAGTTATCACGGTACTGCGCCCATTGCTGTAGTCTTTCAACGGCAGCATCTGAGTTAGCCATTACAGCTTCCATATCGGTTAGCCAGACAGTAGTCCGCTTGGTCATAGCCAGTTGTGGAGCTTCGTTAGCTGTGCGTTCGGCTGCGTATACTCTCTCCATGATCTGCTGGGATAGTGGTACGCCACCGTATATGTATGATGGTTTTAGTACATCTACTGGTTCAGCATGACGGAAGATGATCAGGTGTGATCTATGTATCTTCTTGCCGTTAATGATCCACCAAGTAGGTTCGTAGAAGTGTAATGTATCTGGCTGACTTGCAGCAGCACCATCTAGCATTGGAGCTGTCCAGTAAGGATCAACCTGCACAATGCCTTTATAGCTGCCGGGGGTTACGCCATCAATGTTAAATGGTTTCTCGTAGTAGTCTGGATCAGTAGACATTACCTTGAACATGGCTACCCTGACACCAAAGATACGCCCCTTGCGGATAAACTCACGCATATTCCAGTTAAGGCGCATGGAACGGTCATACCGCTTCATAATCTTTATTGCTTCTGGTGGTAGCTCATCGCCATCAATCGAAACAATGTTATAGCCTTTACGGATAGCATCATCACCCGGCATTGAACAGGCTTTGTTGATCAACCAGTTCTGAGCTAGGATACCGCACAGCTGCGCCCCTATGAATCCCTGCGTTGCATACCAGCCTACTACAGCATCGCTGACAGTATTAGCCATTGCATTGTAGGTCTTAAATTGTGGGAATCCATCGCTGGAGTCATCCTGTGCATAGTCACCATGAAATATGGGTTGCTCACGCTTTAATTGGAATACTCGTTCTACTAAATCGAAACGCTTTGCAGGGAAATCGAACTCGTGCGTACTGAACAGGCTAGTCTTAGCTTTTGGTTGAGGTGTCTTAACCTCGACAGGTTTATTAAATAACCATTTAAACATAGTTTTATCCGAAAAAACTTCTTCTTGGAATCATAACTTCAGAGAAAGCTCTTGATAGAGCATCCACTTGATCATCATTTGCGCCATTAGGGAACATACGCATCTCATTTATTAGTGGTACGTTCCATTCGCCTCTAAGCATCATCACATTTCCGACATTGATTTGAGCTGCGAAAGGTTCTGCGCGTGTTATCTTATCTCCTGACTCTGGGGAGCTTTTAACATTGTATCCAGCTAATTCCCTAGTCAAGTATAACACTTGTGTTTTTCCTGCCTGTCCGGGGTCTTGCGGAATACTTATCTTTACTGCTCTGCTATCTAGTGCTGCCGTGTTAATCATTGCTGAGTCGCGTTCATCTGGACCAGCTCTGAGTCGTAGCATATCACCTATTATGAATCTACCATCTGGTAGCCTACCCAGCTTACCGCCAGCAGTCCAATCTCCATCTACTGTACTAGCTAGGTCATATCCTCTGCACCATTTGATCTCGCCAGCAGGTAGTGCATCTATTACCTTGATCTGATCAGGCTTGAATATACCGCCCTCGGCTGGGGCTGGGCTTTGCATATACTGCCCGGAGAAGATGTACGGAGCTGATTGCTCCATCTGCCTCAAGGTCTTTATGTCGTGCTTATCTTCCCATAGTGCTGTTCCATCTGCTTGTATAGCAGGTAAACAGATATGATCCCATTGCTCACCATTGTTGCCAGCTAGTAGCCAACCTGATAGGTCTAGCTCGTGTAGCCGTTGCATTATTATGATGATGGGTGTTTCTGGGGAGTTCTTACGCGACTCTAATGTGTTCTGAAACCAATCAATCACGTTCTCACGCATTACATCTGATCGTGCTTCGTCTGGCTTATGTGGATCATCTATGATGATTGCTCCACCGAAATCAGCTCTTTGCTTACCAGCACCGAACCCTGTAATCGTTCCACCTGATCCTGCTGAGTAAACTAATCCACCTGCTGTGGTTCTCCACTCGTCTTTGGCTTTGGAGTCATCCTTGAGTATGGTGTTGGGGAATATATCTCTATACTCCTTGCTGCTGACCATCTCTCTGGTCTGCCAGCTATAGTTAGATGCTAGTCTTGCTGAGTAGCTGGTGTAGATAAACTCTGAGTCTGGAAAATGTCCTAGACACCATGATATAAAGTTAATCACAGCTAACTCTGTCTTACTGTATCTGGGGGGAATGTTAATGATAAGTCGCTTTGTTTCGCCTCTTACCACTTTCATTAGTGCATCACAGATTAGCCTATGGTGATCTGCTTTGAGCCAGCCATACCCTCTACGCAGGGCAAACATCCATCTGCTATAAAAGTATAAATCTACCTTGGCATTGATTGCAGCGGATAATCTTTCCTCTGGGGTGTATTGCCTCATATCTCATTCATCAACCTACGGCTTAACGCTTCGTGTTCTATGAGAGATATTGAATTGAGCTGGGTGTTTACCTGTACTGCTATTTCTGGGTTCTTGCCAACCAGAACTTCTTTGGCTTTGCTTATGGTATCTGCTCTATGCTTGAAATCTACTTGTCCATCACATGGAGCTTTCATTGCATCGCTGGCATTTTTAAGTGCAGCGGTATTTAGCCACTCCATGCGCTGAACCTGTTTGCTAACCGTATCCTCAATGGCGGTCACCATTCGGTCATCTTGATTTTTTAGTGCTTGATTATATTGGATTCCTACGGTCACAGTAGCCTTGGCATCTTGTGCCATGCCTTTGCATAGTTTGTTAACCATGCCTTTGCTGATCTTGTGCTTGTCTGCTATGTCATCTTGGCTGAGTTGCCCCATACGCCAATCTATAACAACCGCCTCAGTAATCTTTGGATCAATCGGAGTGGCTGACATCTAGGGGATAGCTCTCTCTAGGTTAGCGAAAATATACAGTATTATCATTATTTTGTATCCTGTTATTTTGTATCCCATATTGGATACATTGTGTGACTACGTTAAAAGTTATACTGGTGTATAACATTTAGAGATAATTACTTGCCGTTCTGTACATATCCAGTTCAGTTCTAATCGGGTAACTATTTAGGTATAAACATTTTTTTATACATTTGTAAAGATAGTGTTTACACTAGGTCAATTCCTTGTTGGGAGATACGCATATATTACATTTTCAGGGTTAATAGCTAATCGGACAAAAATGTCCGCTTACGCATGAAGGTGTTAATGCAACATCTTTTGCAACATTACTTCTTAGCAAATGCCCTCGACCCGAAAATGTATATACTTGTATCACTTGTATTACTGCTCACTATGCAGCGTAGTGTACAGGTACATAATAGCCTTAGTCTGTAACCATGCCTTCTTTGCTGCTCGGTCTGCCTTCTTGTAGAAGTTGGATCGGTTAACTCCTATCTCATTTGCTATGACTTTGATCGGTACTTTCTTGCCTAGCCTATATGCTGATCCTATGTAGATTGCATAGAAGGCTATCTGCTCTCCAATCTCCAAGCTATCTATTACCATCACAAAGGCTGGGAAGTATGGATTGAGTGGATAGTCTTTGTTGTAGTCCATCGAGCCTTGGTTCAATACTTTGCTAAACGATGGTGGCAAACGTGGTCCACCATACTGGTGTGCTTTGGCTATCTGCCAAAAGTTCACGCAGAGCTGTTCAAAGTCTGGATCACTAAACCGCTTGCTCATTGCAATACTATGCGTGTTTGTGGCAGTTTATTGTTATTACGCCTTCTGTTAATCCAGTTGTTGATGCTGTGGGTGCTGGCAGTCGTTTGTCATAGTATGTATACAGCCATACATTCTTGCGTTGCTTTTCACATATATTGGGTACTAGCTCGCGTGTGGCATAACGCTGCTTGATAAAGTAGCAGAGTGACATTGAGATAGATGATGTTTCTAGTTCAGGTAGTTTTGCCTTGATATTAGCTAATCTCATGGGTGTGCCAACTTCTCTAAACAGATTTCTGATCTTGGTTACTGCCTGAGTTCCTGACATATAAATCCTTTCTTATGATGGGTTGTAAGTATGATACATAGTATATTATATGTCAATTACCTTGCTTACAGTTACAAGGTACTTTTGTCCTGTGACATCTGTTACGCCAATGTGCTTATCTGTTGACTGCATCACGCCTCTGTCGTTCAGGTCTAGCTGTACAGAACTAACCTCTGCGATCAAGTTGTTCATGTCTAGGTGTTGCAGCCCCTCACGAACCAATGAAGCTAGATAATCGCAATACACCATCTTAACTTTTTTCATGTGATTTCTCCAATATGAAGTTTATCTTCTTAAATTCTTCAGCTGCTCTAGCTCTATTACTTTTTAGTTCTTCTTCTGTCCAAACCTTTGCAATCTCTAAGTGTTTTGGTTTTATATAAGCCACACGCATTAACTCTCTAAATACTGGCAATACTGGTGGGTCTTTGGGTAACGCATCTAATACTAGCTTGAATGTTTCTGGGCTATCCTGATAACCGCCTAGCTTTTCAGCCCATTCATTCATCGCATTTACAATACCAGCATCTCTCCCATCATCCATTTGCTGACCAGTTTTGTACATATTGATAAATCGAGAGCCATAGTTACCCTGCAATGTGGCAAAAATCTTTTGCACCCAAAGTTCAGGTAATCTTCTCAAAGTTTCCATGTTGTCTTTCATCTCCAAATATTGATCTGGCTGCTGCTAGGTTTTGAATTTGATGTGTAGTCATTGTATTATCTTTTTGTAATATCCACTCAGCTTTCAGAGATACCCAGTTGCGTTCTACACAGATTGTAATACCAGCTTCTAGGGTTATCCCTGCTTTCTTAGACTCACGTTCCAAACCTTTCAGAGATGTAGCAGTCATTGGTGACTTCTTGCTCTTTCTTAAAGTCATGTAATCAGCCCATAACTCTAAACTTACCCCCACCGGGGGATGCACTTGCTTTGGTAGTGCTTTTGTATTTATATTGGTTATTGGTTTATGGTTATTGGTTATTGGTTCTTGGTTGCCTTTAGTTTCGGTTATGTTTGGGTTAGCCAAATTAACCGAGTGGGTTATTGTTGGGTTACTAGGAGGTCTGCCACCTTTGATACCATTGGCTTTATTCTTTTCAGCATTTGCATGGTAATGCTTGATCTCGGAAAATATTCTTTTCTGTGTGTAGCCAGAATGATCCACAACAAAGAAGTCAGTCAGTACATTAATTAGTGCTTGCGCTTCTTCTTCAGAACCCAAACGTAACCTACGCCTAACCAGTTGGGTATCCAATGGGATAGGTTGCTCGTCTAGGTAAATCCAATCTATCAGCTGTCGATAGATGCCATGCTCTAAGGTCGTGAGATGCCCGGTGTCCTTGCGGTAATCCGCAATATTGAATTGGTAATAGTGCATTGGCTTTTTCCTTTTCGTGATTGATGCAGGATTATTATAGTTTAGAAGTATTACACAATGCAAGTTATATTTTTATAGTGGTGATGATGATTTCTGCTTTACCGCCTTTAAACTTTTCTCTGCGTTCTATGAGTAGGCGATCTACTTGGCTATCGTCATTAAATAATCCAGCTTGCACTAACGCATCAAGAGTTGGTTTGGCGGTGTTATCTATATCACGAATCCTTTTGTCTTTTTCGTATAGCAGCATGGTGACAAATAATCTTGCATCACCAAAGCGCACAGGAGTCAATGCAACCTGTTCTGCAACATCACGCTTAAACTGTGTAGCCCTCTTGTTTAAAAACCTGCGATGACCAACAAAGCCCCAGTAGCTGTTGATGCTAGGTGGGAATGGTATGGTCAAAAATAATGTTTGCATTATGTAATAGATGTGATTTATAATACTTACATGGTAACACCTGTTGCCATACACGAAAAGGAGAAACAAGATGATAAAGACATACTACGACAGACCTAGAAAAATGTGGGTTGCTTACTATGCTGATGACATCGGTCAGCTTGGGGATTCATCCAACGAGCCAACGCGCGACCTTGCTATATACCACTTGGGCTTGGATATGGGCGTACACCCAGAAAGATATACCAGACCAATGAGCATATATTATAATGAGGTTGAAATAACAGCATAAACAAAATGGGGCGCAAGCCCCTGTTGACCACAGAATGTATTATAAAATAAATGTTGCATTGTGTAATAGTTGTGGTTTATAATACTTACATGGTGGCATTTGCTCCCATACACGAAAAGGAGAAAAAAATGACAAAGGCTATTGCAACAGACTTTGAAAAAAATTGTTATGGTATGAGTGAGGCAAACATACGATCTGTTTATATGAAGATGGCAGATGAGTTCGCACCGATGGATATAAATTTAATCGCTATGCGAGTTATGGGTATGCTGTCAGATTGTCAGGAGCTTTTAAAATCTGTGCAGGAATACAACGATGTTAATGATGTTGAACGGATCAGAAAGACTTTAAATCTGAGCAAGTTTATGCTGGCAGAGGTTATGGATGGTGTTGATGTATCTGATCTGCAAACTGTGCAGCGTTTGACAATGCAATAAAAGATGGGGCGCAAGCCCCACTTCAATCCACAAAAAGGAGAATGAAATGAGAATGACTGTTATGCAACGAGCAGATGCGTTAAACAAAGTCTTAGCAAATCTTACTTTACAAAATGCCACAGACTATGCTGCTGTTACAGATAAATGGGTATGGGTAGATGACCATATACTTGCACCAGCAGACCTGCCATGTACAGACTATTATGTAAATACTGTTGAAGATAAATTGGAGCAACTATTATGAGTTATGCAATCGAGAAGGCAGATGCTTTAGATGTTGTAGTCGAGGGATTGCTGCAGGATACGTTTAATCCGCACACACATCAAATGTTCATGGAGGCTATTAGAGAGGATGCGCTATACAACCATGTCGATAATGAAATGCTTGTAGAAGCGATTGAGTCTGAGAACTATGCAGCTATAGGTAAAGAAATTTCTAGGGCTGTATATAACTACTGCTATGACCGAGCTAACAGTTTAGCTGCTGCGCGATTTGATGACAGGGATAGGATTCGTGATTCTGGATCAAACTACTGGAGGGCTAATCATGACAACTTTTAACGAACTTTGCGGTATCAATGTTAACGAGCATACGGAAAAGAAAAATAAATTAACCTATCTTTCTTGGGCTTGGGCTTGGCGTATATTTAAACAAAAATGCCCTGATACTACTTACCAAGTAATGAAAACAATGGAGGGCTTGCCTTACTTTGAAAGTGAGGCTGGTGTAATGGTTTATACCGAGGTTACGGCTAATGGTATAACCCATGAGATGTGGTTGCCCATCATGGATGGTGCAAACAAAGCAATGAAACGCACAGCATATACATACCAAACTAAGTTTGGAGAAAAGACTTGCGATGCTTTTGATATGTTCGATGTCAATAAAACTATTATGCGTTGCTTGGTTAAGAACTTGGCTATGTTTGGGCTTGCGATCTACATTTACGCTGGTGAGGATTTGCCTGAAGCACCGCCAGTTGATGTAGATGGTCTTGCGGATTTGATTGCTAAAATTGACTCATCCGACTCAATGGAAAATCTCAAGGTCAACTACGAGATAGCAGTTCTATTCTGTAATAATGATGTGGCATTGTTAAGGCTGGTTCGGGATGCCACCAATCTTGTGAAGGCGAGGCTAGTATGATAGTTCAGGGAACAGACGAGTGGAAGATGCAGAGGCTAGGTCATGTAACCGCCAGCTGCATCTCCGATGTCATGTCAAAAGGAAAGGGTGGTGAGTCTATCACCCGGCATAAGTACAAGATGAAGTTGGTTGCCGAACGAATAACTGGCACAATACAGGAGTCTTTTACTAATGCTGCGATGGAGTGGGGTATACAGCAGGAAGAAGTGGCTGCAATGGCATACGAGGTCGTTAAGGACACTTTCGTTGAGCCGACAGGCTTTGTACACCATCCTTACATAAAGTGGCTGGGCGTATCACCTGATAGACTTGTGGGCAACATAGGTCTTATTGAGATAAAATGCCCAAATACCAATACGCATCTTGAATACTTGCTTTCTCAGCAGATACCAACTAAGTATTTTAACCAGATGCAAGCGCAGATGTGGTGTACGGATCGTGAGTGGTGCGACTTCGTATCATTCGATCCAAGGCTATCAAAGAAGAATCAGCTGCTGATCATTAGGCTGCAGCGTGATAACAGTTTCATCGCAGAGATGGAAGCAGAAGTAACCCACTTTTTAACGGAAGTGGAAAATTTAATCATCCAACTAGGAGAATAATCATGGCAGTAAATAAATTTATAGGTATTGGTAATGTAGGTCGTGATCCAGAGGTTAGGTTCATGCCAGATGGAAAGTGCGTAGCCAACATCAGCATAGCTATTACGGAACGCTACAAGGACAAGCAGGGCGAGCAGAAGGAAGTGACCGAATGGGTTAACGTAGTATTCTTTGGTAAACTGGCTGAGATTGTTAAGCAGTACGTTACACAGGGTTCTCAGCTTTACGTTGAGGGTAAACTAAAGACAGAGAAATATGATAAGGATGGTATCACTCGCTACTCAACTAAAGTGATTGCAGACTCCATGCAAATGCTTGGTAGCAAGGGTGACAAGCCGAAACCAACTACTATAGAAAATAATAAAGAGGTTAATCCTTTCGGGGAAGATTGCCCATTTTAGACTTTCGGGGGGAATGTCAGGTGTAGCTACCTAAATAAAGTGATGTCCTTTTCGTGGTCATTCTCCCCACCTCACGCTGATAGCAATGATCCGCGCTGTTTTAGCCTCCTTTTAGGGGGCTTTTTTTTATTCAATAAATATAGCAAAATATTGATATATATCAAACGGAATGTGTAATACATCTATACTATTATAACTGTAGCAAATGACAAAAACCCACGAAAAGGAGAATCAAAATGAAGATGCCAAGACTAAATGTGCAAAGAGTTCTTGAGTTGTTTTTTGATGGGGCTTACCACCAAGATGGTAAATTCTTCCACCCGACATTCCGCAAAGGATATAGAAAAATGGCAACTGACGATATGCTTATATGGGGTGCGATGATGAGGTTACGCAAAGTGGACAGATTGATTTGGGAAGATGGATTAGTCAAAGCTATTATTTATTAAACCACGAAAAGGAGAATTAAAATGAACAAAATATTCAACGGTAGAAAATTTGTAAAGATTGATGAAGTATATTTGGAAGATGAATATTTTAATACAGTATGTCAAGCAACTATACCACCAGCATGGATAGCATATGCCGATGGAATCAGGCATATGCTGTGTGATGGGTACAGGGCTAAGACAGCAAAAGAAGCTATTGCATTAGCCACGCACCACGATTTTAAATAACCAACAGGGGCGCAAGCCCCTACTAAGGAGAATGACATGAAGCAAACATTGAACTACAACGATGATCTAATAAATGCCTACCAAGATGCTGACCTACTAGCCAACAAAGCAATCTTTGCTGAAGCCGGGGAGATTTGGTATCAGAACTGGCAGAAGCAAGGAGCAGAAGATACTGGCACTTGCTGCGGTGGGAAAGCTATTCGAGTTCCGTATCTGGGCAAAGGAAAGCGCAATTATGAAATGAAAGAAGTTGTCTATTGCGGATTCGTACAGGGCAACGTAGCTGCTTTTCGAGCAGTAGACTTGGCATTAGAGTTTCTAGCTGCCAACAACATACAAGCTGAGTATTACGATGGCTGGATGGATTAAATTAAAGGAGAATGAAATGACTAATCAAGAAATAACCAGAAAGAAGTGGGATTTTTTAAATGCTCTAAATGCTGAATTAACTGTGGCAGAAGAATACTGGGGAGAGATGCGTAAACAATTTGCTCCTTGGGTTTTACAAAGAATCAAGGCAAAGGAAGAAGTTTTGCGAATTGAAGATAAGCTGGAGAAAGCATATACAGCTGTGACAATGAACCATCCCGAATACCCTAAATACATTAAGGAGCATTAAGATGGAAGCTAAATTTGAAATAGGTACTCAGTACATGGAAGGATATAAAAATAAAAAACTATGCACGGTAACTGACATTCTTAAAACTTATAATAGCAAAGGTGATTTTGTAAAGTTACGTTACGTTGCTACACATGAATTTTGCGGTCAAGCAGTTACTGATTACGATGTTAACCAAACAACTATTGCAAGGGGAATAGCATGAACAAATTTGTTACTGAGTGGTTGCAGCCTTTAATGTACGGTCTAGGGTTCGGGGTAGTAGTGGCGTTGTTGTTGTTCTGGGGGATCAAGTAATGCTGTGTCCATGCGGTACTTACGTTCACGGAGGCGGTATGACTAAGCTAGAGGAATTAAAGACTGAAACCCAGCCACATTCAGCCCTATTAAAGTTAGTAGCGGATGGTGCGCGTTCTATATGGGTAGTGCAAAATACTAACGTAAGAGATGCGTTGGATCGTGCGGATAGTGCTTACCGTGTATGGGATAGAGCAGATAAAGCATATCAGGCTGAACTAGATAAGGAGGCGGTATGATTGATGAGATAAGCCCATTCAAAGCCCTAGACTTTATCAGGGATAACGCCCCGGCATACAGCCAAGCGAAAGCAGATGTAGTGTATGTGACCGAGTACCGCAAGTCGTTGAAGGCTATGCTCATGAGCCAAAGCCAAGCTAAGACACAATCAGAACGTGAGTCAGATGCGTATGCACATGAGGATTATCTATGCCATTTACACGCCATTAGAGATGCCGTAGCCGAAGCAGAAAGGTTAAGGTGGCTAATGGTAGCTGCGGAGGCTAAGATTGAGGTGTGGCGATCCCTAGAGTCTAGTGCGAGGGCAGAAGGAAGGGCAGTTGCATGAGTTTCGCTGCTGATCTGCATATAGGACAGGATATTGAGTTAAAGGTATTGGCGTTAATTCAGCGCAAATACCCCTGCGCCTGTATTGTGGATCGCTTTAAGGGATACGATATTTGGATACCCGAACTACATAAATCGGTAGAAGTCAAGTATGATGTGATGAGTTGTCAGACAGGGAACATGGTTATCGAGATAGAGTTTAACGGCAAACCATCCGCGTTGATGACTACAACAGCAGACCATTGGATTTTTTATGATGGCGTGAAATATCTTTGGATTACACCTACACAGATTATTCATTGTATTTTTATGAATAAACTTCAGTACGTTGAATTTGTGGGGAAAGGTGATACTAAACCAAAGAAGGCATTTCTTATTGCAAAAGATGCACTATTTCTGTATGGTAAAGTATACACTAGTAAGGAGAGCCAATATGAGCATGAGAAGGTCTACAGATGAGCAGTTGCAAGCAACTGTAGAAGCATTTAATTCTGCTGGAGGCAATAAGACCGCAGCAGCCCGACTGCTCGACATACCAGAGGCAACCTTTCGATCACGATTTGAAAATGCTCAAAGACTTGGGTTCAAATCAAAAAAGCCATTAGTCGATACTAAAATAGCAGATAACACTTCTAAATTGTGTGATGCACAAGCCAAGATTAGGTCGTTAGAATCTAGCCTACACTTAATTGAGCAAGACAAACTAACCACAGACTACATTAAGTCAAAGATAATCAAGCTACAAAAGTCTGTCGTAGATGTACCAAATTGGATATGTAGGACATCGACTGCTAAGACTTCAGGCATACCTACCATATTTGCATCTGATTGGCATTGGGGCGAGGTAGTCGATCCTAAACAAGTTGGTGGAGTTAACTCATACAACATCAAGATAGCGCAGGAGAGGTCGAGGCGGTTAATAGAAAAGAGCATTGATCTACTGCATAACCACTTTGCTAATCCTAGCTACCCGGCAGTCGTGTTTGTTCTGGGTGGAGATATGCTCTCAGGTGACATCCACGAAGAACTAAGCCAGACTAACGAGATGCCCACAATGCCAGCCCTACTCGATCTATTTGGAGTATTGACATGGTGCATTACTACTCTAGCGGATTCGTTTGGTAAGGTATTTGTGCCATGCGTAACAGGGAATCATGGCAGAAATACTTTTAAAACATACAACAAGAACAGAACTGTAACTAGCTTTGATTGGCTGCTCTATATGTTTCTGGCTAAAAGATTTGAGTCTGACAAGAGGGTTCAGTTCTTAATCCCAGATGGTCCAGATGTAGGCTACACAGTTTATAATAGACGATACCTACTCAGTCATGGGGATAGCTTTAAAGGCGGTGATGGTATTATCGGTGCTATTGGATCGGTCATTAGAGGTGACTATAAGAAACGGTCAAGAGCTGCTCAGATAGGGCAGCCATACGACACCCTGTTATGCGGACACTTTCACCAGCTGATCCAGCTAGACAGGCTTATAATCAACGGATCATTAAAGGGATATTGCGAGTATGCGAACGCTAATAACTTCAGCTATGAGCCACCCAGACAAGCATTGTGGATCACCCACCCTGATCATGGCATTACTTTCTCAGCACCCATCCATGTGGATACAACACCAAAAATGACTACGCAAAACATTATTTCATGGGGATAGCATGAACATTACACCTGAAAATCTGCGTTGTCTGTATATCTTCTTGCAAAGTGTTGAGCCTTTTAATAAATGGCGATCTATGCCCAAAGTTGATGAGTGTGTATTTGAAGTAGCGTTTTTTGATCCATTGGACATGGATTTAGGAAGTTACATATACTGTGATGACAAACATCATATATGTGTAAATGCTAAAAGACATAGCCATTTGGATACAATAGTCCGTACTTTAGCCCATGAAATCGTACATTCTCTCCGGGGTAAGACTAAAAAGTATATGCTTCACGATGATTGGTTTCGTGAACGTAGCGCAGCCATAGGAATTGCTATGGGATACGATCCGTTAGAGCTGTAAAATTAAGGGGGTGATCATGAAAGGCATTATGGATGTGTTAGAAGCCGTTACAAAAGCAAACCCAAACGAAAGACAGGAGTATATTGAATCAGTAATGATACGAAACTATGACTATACTTGGCAGGAGATTCGGGAGGCGCAGGTTAATATGGATAAGAGTAATGTGCGATATGTTAGCCAGCCTGAAGAATTTAAAAAAATAGCACATGATTCGGTAAATTCACCGAGTCATTACACTAAGGGTGGAATTGAGGCTATTGACTATATTCAAGCCAAGCTCTCACCTGAACAGTTTAAAGGCTATCTCAAGGGATCGCTTTTGAAGTACGCCAGCAGGATGGGCGATAAGGATTCTCTGCGGTTAGATGCAGGGAAATGTGGATGGTATGCTAAACGATTGGAGAAACTACTATGACTGAATATAATAAGCAGAAACGTAGAGAGAGTCTGGAATGGTTACAAGCAAGAGGTAAATGGGTACTAGATAGTAAATTTGTACCTACCTGTTCACGCAATACAAACATAAAACAGACATTTGATAGAGTACGCAATGAGCTTGCGTATAAACTACCAAGGGCTATTTAAAGAAGTAACATACATATAATGAGTTTACAAAAAGACCCACAGTACATAAATGAAAAGCTGCGTAGAGCAGTCGCTAGTCTGCCATGCCAAATATGTGGTTTAGACGGTTCTACGCAAGCCAGCCATAGCAATCAAAGCAGAGATGGCAGAGGTATAGCATATAAGACACACGATTACAGATTAGCTGCGCTATGCTTTAAATGTCACAATGATGTTGACTATGGTATGGAATCTAGGGAAGTAAAACTTGCTATGTGGGAAACCGCACATAGAGCCACTATTGGAGAACTATTTAAACGAGGATTGGTTGGTGTATTATGAGTAAAAATTGGACACAACACGATCAATATTCTTGGTCGCTGTATGAATGGTCAATAGATAAATGTGTAGTAAAAGGTATAGCAAAGTTTACATTATGGAGGATTAGCAAATCCTATGGTGTGTACGATAGCTTGCTAGCAGCCAAAAAAAAATATGAGGAATACCAATGAAAATTATAATAGATATATGTTTTATACTAATAGCTATGATATTGATGATGTCAATAGTATATGCTTGCCCAGAGAAGCCAGTACAACGCTTACCAGCGCATTTGTTTAATGACTACTGTAGTTGCTACCAAAGAATATTTTTAACGAGCCATAGCCTCGTTCCTAGAGCCGAACACGCAGAACTAATCTGTGCAGGGCGAGCATGGGATAGGGCGCATAAAGAATCCTTACTTAGAAGGAAATTTCTGTGAACAGACAGGAACGTACTAGCAGGAACAGGGAATTTGTATTAGATTATGTAAGTTCTAACGAGGGATGTACCAAAGAGGAGATGAAAGAAAAATTTGGTTTATCCAGATGCCAATTGAATGTGATCATATCTTCTCTAAAAGATGAGATAAGATTAGTATTGATTGGTGGGCAGAAAACCAGAATTGGTACATATTATATAAACGATGGTGAAGAACCATCAGCTAGGTATACTATGAAGCCAACGATAGCTGGGGCTAGGATCGTAAACGCTGGAGATATACTTAGAAAAAAATATGGGTATAAATCTCCAGATTTAAAAAAGCGCGAGTTTAAAGGTATTGGGAGTGCTATGGGCGGTATAGAAGAATAGTTAAATCTTCTGTCTGTGTGGTCGCATAGCAAACCAGAATCCGATACATACTGCGGATTGGAACACTACCCATTCAATGATAAGTGTATACAGCCTGATTACCTGCTCTGGGGTTGGCTTAATAGATAAGTCATTTACTAGAATTTGAAGTTGATAGAAGATTACAGCCGTAAAGATAAAGAATGAAACAGTTAGCCAAGGTCGCATAATCTTTACAAATTTATCTACCCATCCATCACTAGGCGATGTTGCAGCAAAGCTAAACGCATCTTTCATAGCTGAATAGCCAGCAGTTTCAATAGCAGCATCTGCTGTAATTGATGCCTTGACCACTTCTTTATCAGCCACTTGCAGCTTCATGGCGTATTCAGCAGACATGAACTCGCGTTCTTTATCCATCTTCAGAAGGTCATTGGCGCGTTCAGCAGCCTTGTCTGCAATGTCTAAAGTACGAGCTTGAATGTCTAACCTACGGTTAAAATAACCGCCTATTAGACCAACTAGAGAGCCAAAACCACCAGAACCTAGTACACCTAGAATTATTGATAACATTATTTAACCTCCTGTGGATCACGAATCACTAAAGTAAACGATCTTTTATCTAGTGCTTTATGTAGTTTTACAACAGCCATTCTGGACAGCAGTCCAGCATCCTGTCCTTCCATACGACCAGCAGCCTCACAAGGCAGTATGCAGCCATGAGAGTGGCTGAGATAGCCCTGCTCTACATCACCAGCAAAGTTACCTGCATGGAGTAGGATATTGTTCCTATGTGGCACATTCATTAGCTGAAAGCATTTACCAAATTTAGGAGATAGTAACCATGAGCATACATACTCACCCTCTGGTACTCGGCTAAATTGAGGAAGATTATCTCTGTCTGGTAATTCTAATGTGAAACAAGCAAAGTTTCCGAATGATAGTATTCCGAAAGTTCCTTGATCTGTTGACTTGCCACGTTGCAGCAGAGCTTTAATCATTCAGCTTTTTAGCTTTCACCACTTTTTTTACAGCTGGTTTTTTAGGCTTTGTTATCTCGACTACAGGTGTAGTTGGTCTAACGCGAAGGAGTGCTGCAAGTTGCTTGAGTTGTTTGAACATTATTGCCCTTTGTCTTGTTTCGACTCTAGTTTATCAAAAATCCTATCCAAGATATTATCTATCTTATCAAGGCGGTTGTTAATGTCAGACTTCTTTACATAGTCCTCTGACATCTTCAATGTTATATCTCTCAAATCATTTGCTAATATTCTTTGAGAATTGCTTAAATCTTTTTGATTCAAAGTGACAGCCTTAATCCAATAACTAATGACACCACCACCCACTAAATAACATAATGTTATACCTGCAAAAATAGCTTCCCAAGACATAATATATCCTTATGACTTCATTATATATGCAAGAGCATAATATGGTGGCAAGTTAGCATTAGTTGGGCTTACACCTTCTGTGTTTATAGTAATTCCTGTGGTTTTACTTCCTGTGTTTAGTGTAATTGGTGTTATTACAGGATACTGGTTAGCTCCATTGCTTTGTGGAATAGCAGTTGTGTACCCTGTCTGACTGTGGAAGTGACCGGGATCAGTAATTCCATGCGTGTGGCTGGGTACAATAGAATTTGCACTACCTCCAGTATTACCAGTTGTATAGGTTGATCCTGAACCAACTATAAATCTATCTCTTAAATCTGGAGTGCTGTTTGATCCATTGCATAAAAACCACCCAGCAGGAACGGCTAAAATTGATCCAGCCCACATCATAATCATTCCAGATGTCCAGTAAGCAGGAACATATCCTAGAGCATCTGTTACATCTAAAGCTGTTAATGTTATTGCTCCTGTCCTAGTATTAAAACTCGTTACAGAAGATGCGTTAGCATAATAAATATTAATTGAATCACCCCATATATACTGGGAAGAATTTTGAGCAATATTTACACCTGTTCCAGCTGCAGTCTTAACTTGTACTGTATATGCACCAGTTGTGTTATTGGCAATAATCCAATCATCTACTACATTAGCAAGAATAACATTGCAATTTTGCGTTAGCGTACCTGTCAACACTATGATCGGATATGCGGATTGAAGTTTAGTTAATGTAACAGATGCTCCTGAAAGTGCGATTGACTGCAATCCAGAAAAAGCTGTTGGAATCCATCCAGCACCACCAGTATCCGGATTGGTTGTATTGTTTTCAGAGGTGCTTGTCCAGAACCCAGAAAACGAAGCAGCCTGTATAACAGCACCCAAGGGATAGCCACCAACAGTACCAGAGAATGATGGATCATACGGAAAGAATCCACCAGCTTGTTGCCATTGCAGGATAGCTGTTGATTCAAATAAGATACCATTGACATCTGCTCCGAATGGAGGAATACCACCAGAGCTAATTGCTGTAAAGTTTAATGGTGGAAACCCATCATGTAGAGAAGCTCTACCATCCACAACGCCAATTTGTGAAGCAACAGGTATGGCTGTTATATATCCAACTCCAGCAGAATTGGCAAACGGCAAAGGAATCTTGGTTGGAATATTGGTGCTTTGCATTATTATCCTTTAATAAGTAACTGTTACGGAAACGCCAGCTGGTCTAGGAAATACATCAGAAGTTTGTATAATTGCTAATTGAACTGGATCGGGTACAAATGTAAAATGGTATACAAAACTCATATTTAAATTGTCAATTACATAGACTACGCCATTTGGATGTAGTAGGTTAGCATCTGCAAACAGAAATCTCAATATAGCATTAATATTGGGTACTGATATATTAGAAATATTTACAGCTGCTTTTGTTAAAATTAACTGTCTGTAATCAACATCCTGTAATGGAAATGTATATGTACTTAATAGTCCACCGTAAAATGGTTCTTGATCAAAAGGTTGTGGAATAGTTGTTGGGTGTCCAGCTACATAAGCCTCTTTCCATCCTAAATAAGCAGGTGAATTTGGTATTTGTAAATAGCGAGATACGCCTACAATCATGCCCCAATCATCTAATCCTTGACCAGATGCTGTATATACATTCCATACATAAGCATAAAAGTCTGCAAGATTAACCGTAGGATCAACAGCATCATTAAATGAATTTAATAGCCCATCTATTGTGGGAGAGTCACAATATTGACTAAGTAATGTTTGTGTCCAGTTCTGCATAATTAGACTAATGTAACAGCAATTTGAGAAGCAGATAAAGTAGGCAATTCATCAATGCCAAATGTTAAGGATGTCAAGGTTGCTCCCATAGCTGAGAATCCCAATAATATTGATAGTACATCTACATTGGTATTAATTGCGCTAACATTTGCATAATATCTACCAGAAAATGTTGTTTGGTTAATACCAGCAGGAGTTCCTCCATCTTGACCGTAGAATGATGAAAGTATTGCATTTTGCACTAAAGTAACAATATTTGCTGGTAGTTGGCTGTTATCAGCAATTTCTACAGCAAAATATGCAGCAGTAGAATCTGGAGTTAGCCATGTAACTGTATAGCTTGGATATGGGCTAGGGTAATTAGTGTCATATACTGTAGCACTCGTATTGCCGTTGTAGTTAGTTCCGGGCGGCTTCTTATTCCATATAGCCTGTGCTATAGCAGATGCTTCACCGCCAGCCACACTAACCACGATAGAGTGTGCTACGAGAGGATAATTTGTACTTCCATAGCTTACAGTTCCATTGGAATTGTTATCTACCACATAAGCCTCAATCACGTTAGGAACGCTTAACACAGCACCATAAAGAGATTGAAGGGTGTTTACTGCATTACCAGCTACACTATTTTGTCTGCGTAATTCAAATTCTGCCCTAGACTCTACTAGGTTTCCCAATGCACCAGCAGCGGTATTGTTAATGGTATTCCAACCAGCAACAGCAGTATATATAGTAGACAATGCACCAATAGCGCAAGCAATAGCACCTACTGTCTGATTTTGAAATTGAACAGATATTGTTCCAGCTGGAGGAATTACTGCAGTTGAAGTAGAAGCATATTTGTAGCCAGTTGTATCTTGAGCTATTGATCCAGCAGGAATAACAACGCCTACAGCACCTACGCAATCCGCGTTAACTACTGTACCAGCAGCTTGTATTCTTTGTAAAAAGTATATATACCCTATAGCATCCTGCCAAATGCCAGATGACATCGAAGGATTAATTTGGTTTGCAATGTATGCTATTTGATTGTTTTTATCGCCAATAATGGCTGTTTCAGATTGTGCAAGTTGTCCTTGTGGGGTTTGCAAAGATGGGTTAACTCCACCACCGAAAGCAGCGTTAATATCTGCTTGTACACCAGCCAGAATATCTAATTCAGCTGGAATTACAGGAGAACCATTAACCCATTCTATAACTGGAACATTTGTACTCATTTACCCTCCGAAGGCAACATTTGCAGTCGTGCCATCTGTATCTGTAATTAAAATTTGTCCTGATAAAACTCTGTTCGTAAAAGAATAATATGTAACATTTGCTGATACTACATTAGGAATGGTCAACGCTGCTGCAACTATACGTTGGCTAACGTATGGCAGCGGTGGAAATTCCCCAAGTATTTGTTGCCAATACGGAAGTCCTAGATTATTATTGTACCAACATTCTCCGAGAAATGTCCTTACTGCTGAAGCTACATCTTGAGCTATAGAATAAGGAGCTGCTCCTAGAGCAATATTGTTGTTAACATCAAGAACTAAATCCCAAGCAGATTGATCTAGTAGCAAAGAATTTTGTATTATTGTCATATTGGAGTACCTGTTTGACCACCACCTGTTTGAACGCCACCATGTCTATGTGTGTGTAGACTTGTTCCAGAACCTTCTACATCACCAGACGCGGTTATTGTTCCTGTGTGATTCCAAGTGCCATTAGAGTTAATCTCTGGTGCATTAATTGTAATGGCATTAGGTGAATTTATAGTTATACCTTCAGTATTAAATTGAACGTATTGAGTGGGTTCAGCACCTATAATAGTCATTAGGTAGACTATATCAGACATATCATGCTTCCTAACTGAGCCGGGGGCTGAAATGTCGCTTGTATTCTTTACGGTTGATATATCTCTATCGCAAGTAGTTGCTATGCCAATATCGCCTACAACTGGATCAATAATGATCCCATTTGTACCTCCCTGAATACGCATATAAGGCACATTAGAAATAAGAGGCATTTCCCAAGTTCCTTCATCACCATCTACGGAGCTGACTAACGGCTGTACATCTACAGTTCCAATAGGTGATAAACCACCGTCATTTGTTACTGCTTCAACTCTCACAGGCATTGCAGTACGCAAACCTGATAATGCAGCCCTAATAACAAATTGTAATCTACCTACATCTGAAGCATTATCACCTGCTACAAAACTAATTGGGAGTGACATAAGGCGGTACTCCTAATTTGCAAGTTGAGAACCAAGGTCCATCTGCGGTTACTGTTCCAAGCTCATGGGTAACAGATAACACATTGAAAGTACCATTTGACTTAGGAAGGCTAGAGCTTAATCTAACGCCCCTACCATTTGTGATTAATGGGTTAAACAATGATTTAACTATAAATCCAGCTTCCCAATAGGAAGGATAACCTACCATTCCTGTATCTGGGTTTACATCTACAATAAGGTCATCTCTTGAGCCGTTGTTATCCCAGATGGTCACGGTATTATTATCAACAGTCATTGGAAATTTAGCATTTGCTGCTATCTTTTGTATTTGATCCATAATTGAACCTGTGACAACCTGATCTTGTAAAACAGCAGTCGCGTTAGTTGGATTTTCAAATCCCCAACTATTACTTCCATTAGCATCAACCATTTGACCAACCAATGCTTCAATAATATCTTCAGCTTGTTGTGATCCGGGATAAGAATTAGATGCAACTGGAGTGGATTTATTATAGTACCCTGCATACGCTGATACTGAAAAACATACATCTGGTAGGCTTCCAAAATCTATATACGCAGTTTTTATTGTGCCTAAAAAGATTTGCGTAAGTGGCTGGCTAGGATCACCAGCTAATACAGTTATAGAGCTATTTTGAATAACTACTAAGTTTGCGCCTGTACTAGAAAATTGATTCATGTGTTCTAGTGTCATACCCCACACACGCATCTGTAAAGAGGCGTAAGGTATATACCCTCCGGGTGCTTCAATTATTGCAGCACAACGTAACCCTGTGAGCTTTACAACCTGTCCTTCAGCTGTGGAGAATTGAAGGTCAATCTGTCGAAAGGCAAATGTCATGATTGATATATGAGTTGGTATCTAGCACCAAGTCCATCATAAGTAGGATCGCTTGTACCCTTGGTGTCTACAAAAGATAATTGACCAACAAATCCCAAATATGCTTCTCTTACCAATCCTACTAAATTTAAACAAATCATAGTGTTAAATATAGGATTATTATTAGCAATCAGATTGCAATATAACCCTGTTGATAACTGATAAATTTTCATGGAGCAATTTTGCTTTCCCAATAGAATTGTAAACGATTGAGAGGCAGTAGCAGTAATGGGAATTATTTGAATAGTCATTATTGTATTCCTGTGCTAGAACTATTGCTGACCGCATCGGTAACAGGCACAACAGATGTCTGTCCATTGCTGGCATTAGTTGCGCCAGATGGATCAGATGTAGGTGGTGCTGCTGGTAAAACTACTCTAATCTCTTGAAATTTAAGTTGAGCTATAATTAAAGTAGCACCCTGTCTGGCTTCCCTTCTATAATCTACATGAACAAGATTACAGTTGGGGAAAGTCCCATCTGGGGTAACAACGCTAACTAATGTTAGTTGAGCTAATAATGTTTGAATAGCTGCTAAAAATGCAGGTTTAGTCATTGCCCCATTGCCACTACAAGTAACAATGACACTAATATCAAAAGGCAATGCAATTTTATTGTAGCTTGCAAAGCCACCTTGCTCTACTGGATATATGGGTACTTTACGTTCTGATCTATATTCAAATTCTACAAAAGAATCAGGTGTTAAAGCCACAGAGCCAGCTGGGGTTACAATTCCCCAACGTGGACCAAATAGATTTAACGGCAAAACCTGACCAACTATAGTAAGAGCAGCAGCAGCAAATCCAGCAGTTGATCTATGCAATCCCGGAACTCCGGGCAATGGAGGAATGTTAGGATATGGTATTAAAGACATTATTTATTGCCCGATGTTGAGAAGTTCATCAGTTGATTATTAGATAATGATTCGCGTAAACCTCTAGCCATACCATCAGCATCAGTAGCTTGAGTTTGAACATTAATCGTTTGAATGTTAGTTTCATTACTAGATTGCTGTCCTGCATTAACTGGCGCAGTAGCTCCAGCACCCATTAAGGCAGCAGAATATGCAGCTCTCTTAGCTCCTGTATTATCTCCGGGATTTTCATATTGCTTGAAGATAACATCAGAAGCAGATTTGGTGTTTGTGGCAGAGTAAAACTTCTTGCCAGCAGTCTTAAATTTATGATTAAGTTCGTACAGAATAAAATCAGCTTGTTTTTCACTTGTAGCTTGAGCATCTGTAATATCAAATCCAGCAAATGCTTTAAAATCAGCCTGTCTAGCTGGTGACCATTGCGCCAAACCTCTATGAGTGCCTAGTTGACTTTGATTAGTAGCCTTTGGATTTAAAGAGCTTTCTTGTATTAGATTGCCAACCAATGCTGCTGCGTGAGCTTTATCTAAACCTTTTGATTGGAAATATTGCATTAAACGCCCAGCTGGGGTGTTTGGTGTACGATCTTCACGCGCTACAGGTTTTTGTCCAGCATTTGTAGCAGGTGGGAACACACCAGAAGCAGATTGTCCTGTAGATGTGGGTGTTTGTTTTTTACCAGTAAGCCAATCAGCTGCGCCTTTCTTAAATATCTTTGGAATAATCTTATCCCAAACCTTGCCAAGTGCTACAAATGCAGAATTTACATCGTATACTTCCTTACTTAAATTTCTGAAGAATTGAATGGTTGCAGTAGCTTGAGCAGGATATTTTTTAAGACCATATAAATATGTCATTATATCGTCAAATGCACCTCCCATTGCTGCCGACAACTTACCAAGCTCTACTTGAAATTCCCTAGCAGCCTTAGAATTTGCTTCAGTAGCCCCAACCAATTTAAGGTGGGCTTCATGTTGAGCCTTGAGAGCATCGCCACCCAATATCATTACTTGGAATAACTCTCTTGAAATTCCTAGCTGCTCTGCTAATACTTGTGCTTGTTGTTTATCTACTGCATATTTAGCTTTTAGCGCATCGGCTAATTTGTAAATATTTACGCCTGATTGTACAGATATTGCATCTAACGCCCCTAATTTAGAAGCTATTTCTAATATGACAGTATTACCACCACCATTTCTAATGGCAGCAAGTTGCTCTTGCATACCACCTAGGGCGGTTGTAAAATCAGTAAGCGTACCTCCATTAGACTTTAATACACCTTCCCACGCCTTTAAATCTGCAACACCAATCTGTAATTGTTGAGATGTTCTACCCAAAGCAGCATTGCTGTTTACCATAGAGGTAACAAATTTAGCAAATCCACCAGCTGCTAATAAAACAGTACCAAAAGCAATTAATGAATCTTTAGATTTATCGAAGGAATCTCTGGTATTTTTTGCACCGCGCTGGATGTTCTCTGCGGATTTTCTGTGGGCTTCATCAAGCTGGCGTAGTGAATCTACAGCCTTTTTTTGTCCTGCGTTGAATTTGGATGAGTCTAGTCCAAGCTCAATGAATAAGCTATCTATTACGGTTGCCATTATTTTTTACTCGCAATGTAAGCGTTATGACGATCAACTGCGTTGACTTCAAGAAGAATCCATAAATCCTCAACACCGTATACAGTATCGAGTTCATGGAGAGTAGCCAATTTAGATGAAACTACAGTTGCTATCGCTTTGGTCGTGGCTTGATAGTCAATGTATTGCTTGGTTGCACCTGTGTTTCTGATTCCGAAGTCAACTTGCTTTCTGCGAAAAAAAAATCCATGTGCAATGACCAAATTGCTTTACGAAGCTGCAAACGAGTTGTAACTTCTTCAATATCATCTTCAATCAATGCTCTTTTAATATTCATAGACGGCATGATTTGGACACAGGTCATCATGTCATCCAAGAGAGGCTTTGCAGCATCAAATGGAATCTTGAGTAGATTCATGTATCCAACAGCCATAAGACCCGACATTCCTTGCTCTGCCAAGCCGTCAGGTATATCAATTCCAGCATTACCAACAGCTAGAATTACCTGTAAAGCCCAGTTTTCAGCATGAGATGCAGACATCTCGGTAATGATAAATTGCTTACCTTTATCTCTACCTGACTCTGCTACGAATGTCGACTCTTTTCTTGCCATATATTAAATTTGACCACCGATTATACGTTGCCAAGTAATCTCGTAAACGAGAGGCTGGAGAACCTTCTTCACAGCAGGGAACGGAGTCGCTGAAGTTAGGAAGCCATTTTGTAGAGTATATACCATATTAGTAGATGTCAAGACAATTGATCCACTAGCAGCAAATACATTTACAGCTGCATCTTGAGCATTTCTCCAACCATCGAATAGAAACACGCTGGGGCTGTCTGCTTGTAGATGGATGGTCATTTTGTATGGTACGAATACTTTACCAGCACTCAATATACCATCCACGCCCATCATGGTTTCCGATTGTTGTACCGCTTCGCCCTCAAAGGCATCATCTACGGCAAATCCCTGTATGGTCTGCGGTACAGGAAAATAATTGTTAATGGCAAGAGCCAAGACCGCATTTGCTGAAGTTATTGTTGACATAATAGTTCCTTATTGGATAACGATAGAAGCAAGAGTAATTTGTTGTACTGATTCCCCATCTTGGTAGTATAGAGTGATCGGTGGGCTTTGACGAGCAGCTCTAGTAATAGCAGTCGCAGGGCTTATCTGTAGATAGAAACCTTGTGAGGCAAGAGTAGGAGAAACATCAAATCCTAGCGTATATTGAATTTCCGCAGCTTGAGCAGTAGAAACTGTAATACCAGTACGGATTGCGCCAAATCTAATCGCAGAATTGATTGGATTAAGAGCAGCAGAGTAAATCAAGGCATTTCCTTGTGTGTTGTAAGGAATTGATCCTACATCTAGCAACAAGTTAACCATAGCCAACTGTATGTTTGCATTGAGCCAAATCTGATTTAGGTAAGTATCAGCCCACAGCCACTCTCCAGATACTGAGCCGGGGGTAAACCAGTTAGCATTGTTGGCAGGATTGTTAGAACCAAATGCTCCGTAGCAGTTGTAACCATTGCTTAGAACGGCAGCGTAATCTGTAGCGTTAGCTACTGAAGCCACAAGACCTGATTGCATCTTGAAATCCAGAGTAGCCCTACCGTTTAGTCTAGTAAAGTTCAATGATGCAGCAAATCCACAAACAAATGCAGCTAGTGGAGAATCTCCGTATATTGGGCAAGTTCCAACCAAGTTATTGGTTTGCAAGTAATTACCAAAAGTGGTTGTGTTGTTAGGTGTCAACGCATCAATATTTGTATCTTGTGCAACATACAACCAACGAGGTGATAGTGAATTGCTCCAATCTGCAAATGCTTCTTTATCCATCAACTCATAAACGGTCATAAATGTAGCCCAATTTTGATTTTGGGTAACAACACCATCCATAAAATCAGCAGGGGTTACAGCATCAGAACCTTGCGACAACACAGCTCCAGAAGCCTGAGTTAACAACATTTCTGTTGAGAAGGTGCTTGTAGTTGCATAAGTGATTGTTGCTGCATTGCCAGTTGCTGTTGTAGTAAATACAAAAGAATTGGTAGTGGATTCATAAATTACTGTGAAAGGAGGTGTAGCAAAGCCAGCTGTTATAATAGTAGCTGCATCGCTAAAGCTAGTTGCTCCTGATAGATTGATAGTGCCAGATGTTATTGGGCTACCTCCTACACTTAGAGTCAATGCTCCAGTATATCCTTGAAGCTCTCCAAGAGTAATGGCAGCAAAAGAACCACTACGCAAGAATCCAGCAATAGCTGCTTCTGGGTATCTAGTCATAAGCAAAGCACCCGGCAACTGTGTGCCTATGCTATAGCCGTTAAAATATACTGTTGCTAAAGATGCCTCGGTTGAATTAGAACCAAAATAGTTCTTTACACCAGCTGCATTTGCAAATTGAAGAATCTGTGCGTATGGTGCTAGTGCATTGTCAGTCAACATTAATCCGTTTAAATCTACTGCTGTACCTCCAGCCGATAAGACTGATGGAACTACCTGTACTACTTCTGAAAAAGGAATGGTACTCATAAAATCTCCTAGGGGTTAAAGGTTTGGTCTATTGGTGCAAGTGCAATATCAACACCCAACATAGATTGTTGGGAAGTTGACAGGATGGGGTTATATTGCAGACTTGCTACTACTTTCCATCTTTGCTCATACTGATCCTCACCATCAATTAATGGAATCTGCATTGGGTTATCCGCATATAGCGGTTGAATATTTGGTGGAAAAATCTCCGTTGCATATTCATCACGGAATAAAGTCTGAGTTTCAGAAGCCCATGTTTGAGAGTTTGGACCATAGAAATCAAGCTGTATTCCATAATTGTTTGCTGTGAGGATAGTTTTTGTCTGTTCCCCACTTTGATAATTGTCAACATTGGTAGATAACCTAGTCAAGCTGACATTGTTCATAACAACAAAGCCACCTTTAGGCATTGAAACCAGATTCTCCTGCGCTTGCACTACTTCTGTGCCAGCAGGTAAAAAGGTGTTAAAAAATACGACCAGAGCTGTAAATACATCCTGATCTACAATATCAATTGTGACTGCCATACCTAATCCTGTTGAAGTGTAACAATTACATGACACCAATCAGACCATGTTTCCACAACCTGAGTGACCACCCAATTCCTGATTTGTCCTGTGGGAATCTCAGGGAATCTCAGTATATCACCACCGATTTGATCTGCTCTAACAACACCAGCAGCATTTCCATATAGATATACAGTACGCATAACGCCTGTAATATTCAATCCATCAAGTTGCTTTAAGTCACTTGCAGTAAGAGCTTGCACTTGAGCATCAACTGTCAATGTGATAGTTGTAGGTGTTCGCCTACCAGCTGCATTAGTTGTGTAACCTGTTGACTGCACCCAATTAATTTGAATGTTGTTATTAGTCAACCTTGTATAATTATTAACTATTCCACGAAGATTCATTGTTAGCCTTTATTAATAAATTCCCCACCAGCTTCATTCACAGCATTTCTAACGGATGCCATCATTAAACCAGTATCAATTAATGGTTTGGATGATCCTTTTCTGCGAATGGTGATTGGAGATAATGCAGGGCTATAAATTGTTGAAATCTTGGTTTGTATATCAGCAGCAGCTTGCATACCAACTAAATCCAATACATCAAAAGCAGTCATTTGGTTCATAACTACTTTAGGTATTGATTTTGCTATGGTGTTAGTCCATTGATCCTTTTGTTCTGCCACAGTAGGCATAATGAATGGTCTTGCAGGTATATTAGCAGCTGGCGCACCAAACTCATGGATAGCAGCTACAAATGCTACATCTGTTCCATCTTCATACTGAATACCAGAAGGTATCCCTACTTGAGCAACCATATTTTCAAATTCTTTAGGCGCACGTTCCAACACAGACATAATCTTACCTAGATTAAACTGTGTCAAAACACACCACCTGCCTTACGGAAGCCTGATCTTTCTACCCAGCCACCTACAAACAGACCAACCCCAGCAACGGCTTTTAACAGCACTCTAAGCTGTTGTCCATACGAAGTGGTACTAAGCCACCAACCAAACGCTGATTTGACAGGAGGGGGCGTTAAACTCACGTTAATCGTGCCTTCTGCTGTACCTTGTACCAAAACTGTAGGAATCCCAGAATTAATCAAGGTAAACGATTGCCCTAAGTGGGCGCACATTAAGTCTGCAGCCAGTTGTAGCTGTGCTGGATTAAAATTCCAAGGATAGCCATTTTGGATATTGATATACGCTGTACCCATAACCCACCAGCCATCAAGCTGCTCTGGTGGAAAGTCTGTCGTATTTTCAAATGCAGGAAACTGATTCCTGAATTTTTCATCATCGAATGTAGGTGTGGTCATTATGCAAACTTAGTTTTTGGTGCATCATCTGCTGAATAGTCAGCTTCAGTCAAGGGTGCGGATTCATCCTTGCGATTCATATCTGCTGCTACTTTTTCAGGATCAGCAGCCTTTTGCTTTACTACAATAAATCCAGAAGCCTTATGCTTTTGGAAAACTACGTTGTTTTCGAGTTCTGACAAGTCTAGCTCGTTGATCTCTGTTGAGATGCCCATAGGAGTAATCAGGCGATCATTCGCCACTCCTGTGCCACCTTTAATCAATACTGAATGTCCTTTAATAGGAACATCGCCACCACCTTTTAACCAATTAGTATAGTTCTGGTCATTTGCCAAGGTAGAAAAAACATATATCTTTGATGATTTAGCCATTTTATTAGTCCTCATAGTAGTTAAGAAAAGACGAAGTAATACTCCGTCTATTCTACAGTACAGTAGGATGAAAAGGGAATCAATATATTATTGATCCCCAAGTCATTAAATTCCTGAATACCTAACAACCCCATAAGGGCGTTTCAGCATACAGCCAGCTGTTGCATTAGCATAATCTTCAACATAAGCCTTTGCTTGCTTTTCCACGCCAAGAGCTTGGAATTTAGCAGGAACAACTTGAACCCACACACGAGAGTCATCGCTTGCGCCATCATCAACTGATTCAGCGTAGAGATAAAATACGTTTTCACCGCCATCTGCCAGATTCAGCTGGGGAGCTGAAACAACACGCAGTTTTGGGTAGGTCTTGTTGAGCCAATCACGAACTGAAATACCGAAGTCACTTGTTACTGATAGGTATTGATATGAGTTCGTAGGCAGAGCCAGAGTCAATTCAACATCTTCAGGGTTAATAGTGTCTTGGGATTGAGTTTGCAATTGAGCAGCAGCAACTCTAATATCCGCAACGATTTGCAAGAATGTCTTGGTACTCCACAATGTAGAGCTTCCAGTTCCAGTAGCAGCTACAGTAACGTAGGCTGGCAGAGCTGGATCATTCAAGAAACCGTATGTCAGGTTAAGACCGTTGTTGTAGCCATAGAAACCAACTAGGTTACGTTGAATTTCTAGTGACAGAGCAGACGAAGCTCTCTTTTCGGCAGAAGTGCTAACACGGATGCGTGATGCGCGAGCTTCTTCCAACATACCAACCTTGATACCCTTTTCAAAACGGATAACAGTTCTGCGTACAAAGTTAGTATTCCAAGATGCCAATGGCACATTAGTATAGTCACCGTAAGGAACTGCGTTACCGATTGGTTCTAGGATACCTTGTACGATTTCCTCATCTTCCCAAGAGCCTGTAGTGGTGATACCAACCAGCTCATCAATCTTGCGAGCTGCGGTAATAACCTTAACAAAGCCGGGTAGCCAGTTCTGTAGGAACTGAACAGGGGTTGTCATAGATGGTGCTGTTACATCGGATTGGTTATCATCCATTGCCCATGCAGCCATTTTAGCGACTTGTTGACGAGGAAGATTAATACCAATATCGCTTAGAGCTGCAAAATCTGCAACATCGTCTGCGGTCATTTTTACTGCCCCTACTTGTCGTGGGGCGATGTGACTATGTTCGTTTGATTTCATGATCTAATCCTTAGTTAGTGAGGCGAATAGCTGTCAAGCCAGTTGTAGAAACTGGATAACGATAAACTACCGCATTTGGTATTTGTGTGAACCCAGCACCCGGAGCATCGCCCGGAGTACCAGCATACAGTTGACCAGTAGTGTTTTGATAGAAAACATTATCGCCAATGTTAGCTGCACCGTTCATGGTTACAACGATAGTTCCCATTGTGAGGAACTCTCCTTGAGCATATCCGGGTAGATACATTGTTGGATCAAGTGGCGCACCACCAACAGCACCAAACGATGCGTAGGCTTTAGGATTGACCAGAATACCAGCAAAGACATTAGTACCAGCAACAATAGCTCCACCCATAGTGGCTACATTGGTAGTATTAGACTTTGTAAACGCATAGGCAATAGTACCGCCATTAACATCTAGGATTAGTGATTCACTTCTTTGTGGTCCGTCAACAATCAACTCTCCGGGAATACCGAATCCCAAATTGATGTTAACTGTGGATTGGAATGTCGCAGCAGTCATTGTTATTTACCTTCTAAAAATCGTTCAATAAAATTACCCTTACGAGCAGCAGAATCCATCACCGCACGAACAGGGCTACCCTTGCCGATCAGATAAGCCTCAAGGAAAGTAATAGTTTCCTTTGGAGCATCCAATCCAAGTTTCTTACAACCGTATACAGCCATGTCTTTCAAGTCCATGTTGGCATGATCAAATGCGCCAACGTGAGCTGACAAGTCAGTATACAGCTTGGCTTTTTTAGCCACGTTAAGTTCAACCTTGCGAATAAGGGTTGCTGCATCCATGCCAGTACCTCTTTCGCCCTCTTTTTCCTCAGTTTTCTGACCGCCAACGCCATACTCTGCGCCTTCAGCATCTACTACAGGTGTTTCTTCTTCTTCAGCTGGTGCTTCTTGTTCAGCTTGACCCATGTCCTCATCAACAACGGCTTCAGGAACTGCAGAGCCATATTGACCTGTAAGCTCCTGAATCTTTGCCAATTTAGGCATGACTTCTTCGAGGAATTTATGCACTTCCTCTAGTGTCATAGTGGGTTTTTCGCCCTCTACTGCATCTTCTTTGTCCATCATTAAAAACTCCTTATTGTCTACTGTAAAAGTAAAGTGATCTAAAACCGATACATCTTTGCCCATTCTGCCATTTTCGACTAGAGCAAGATGATTGCCACGAATATCACGTTGCACATAATCATACGCCACTCCGTTATAAGAAGATGGAGCATACTCATATTTACAACGATAACCGCAGGACAATTCCTTTTTTCCATTAGCGATAAGATTACTCATCGACTCGGAAAATACTTTAATGTTGCCTTTCAGCAACTCGCCATCGAAGTATACATCCTCTCCGATAACTCCTTGAATACCTTTGCTTTCTGCTGGTGTCAAACCTTCTTCTTCATCACCTAGCATTACATGGTTGTCAATCCAAGGTATTAGCTTGAATGAATCAACGCACTCAGCAGACGAAAGTTCCTCGGCTGGGCGAAATACATAGTAAATTTGATTGGGTTCACACTCTGGTGCTATTGATTTACCTGAATATGGGAATACTCCAACCTTTGACAGAGGATTGTCTTTAACCTCAAACCAGCCGTTAGTATCGTATTCTCGCTTATCCATTGCTGGAATTACTTCATCGTATCCAGAATCTTGCTCATCATCGCCCATAGCTTTGCGAGCATTTTCATACGCTATAGCAACTGCTTGCTTTTGTGGGTGTCCACTCTTAACAAGCTCTGCTATATTCTCAGCAATCACTTCCTTGCTGTATCCTTCTTTTAATGGCATTAGATTACCCTTCCTGTTTGAACTGGAATGTTAGTTACATTTAACAAAACAGTTCCTTCTCTGATATTGCCTAATGTAGTATTGAAAATTGCTCTGATAGTGTAGAGCTGGTTAATTTGTTTAGGCTGTATAGTGCCTTCAGATATTTGCACAGAGATTACTTTACCAATAGCAGCAGTAGTGCCATCTGGAAACACAACTGGAGCAGCGTTTACAGCAGGGGCAAGAATAACTAAACCTGTTTGATCTGCTTCTACGGATATAACAGTCGTTATAGTTTCGCCAGTATCTAAGATAAGAGTACAGTCGATGTCGTAGTAAATAGTTTCGCTTGTTCTTTTTTCTAGTATGTAATTATTCATTTATATGCCAATAATCCTGTCTTGGTGAAACGTGCCAATAATTTGGTCTTGATTGAACATTCCAGTAATCTGCTCTAGGTGAAACACGCCACATCACACCAGATGCTTGGAAAATTGGTTTGCATATATAAATATCTACAGCATTTCCAACCTCTTGTATGGCAAGGATAACATAAACTTCTTCGTTAATTAAGTCCTGCGCGTTCGCTGTTTCTAAAATACTTACTGAAGCTACAGCTAAAGCGGAGGTTAAATCTTGAGCATTTGCAATCTCTATTATAGAAACAGGTGCTGTCATACTAGCTGCAACTGTATCTACTGCATTTGCCGACTCGATCTGCGATAGATATGCAGTCATAACTGCAGTCTGTGAATCAGTTAGCAATCCTGACTCGATTACAGCCAATAAAGCAGACATTTGTGCAGTTTGTGTATCTACTGCATTTGCTGTTTCTATTATATTGACAAACTGTACAGCACCACCAACAACTTCATCTTGAGCATTGGCAGCCTCTGTAACGGTGACAGGAGCAGCCATATTCTCGGATACGGTATCTTGAGCATTTACTGCTTCACTTACAGCAGCAGTAGCAGACATATTTTCAGATACAGTATCTACGGCATTAGCTGTTTCGGCTATGGAAACAGCATCTACAGAGTTTTGTGTGACAGTATCAACTGCATTAGCAGCTTCTTGTACGGTTACAAGTGCTGCCATTGATTCTGATTGACTATCTGCTGCAGATGCAGCTTCAGTAATGCTTACGGCAGCTGACATTGCTTCTGTAACAGTATCTACAGCAGTTGCAGATTCTTCAACCATTAGCCCTGCGGATAATGATTCAGACTGACTATCTTGTGCGTTTGCAGCTTCTGTAATGGTTACAGGGGAAGTCATTGCTGCAGACTGAGTATCAGCTGCTGATCCAGCCTCACTAATGTTAGTGGCAGCGGTCATTGCCTCAGATACAGTATCTTGTGCGGATGCAGCTTCAGCTATAGTTACTGGAGCTGACATGGATTCTGATTGAGAATCCTGTGCATTTGCTGATTCGCTTACAAAAACACTATCTATTGTGTTTGCATAAACGGTATCTTGAGGATTTGCAGTTTCATTGATAGATTTAACAACAACTACCAGTACGGTTATTACATCTTGACCATTAGCAGATTCTGTTATCGTGAGTTGAAATACAGAAGTGCCAGTACCTCCGTTAAATGGTGCTGTAGATAGGGGTACTAAACCGAACATTTAAACCGTTTCCGCTACCCAAGTTAATGTAGGTTCATCCCATGAGTACATTTTACCATCTATAGGCATTGGTGTTGGTGCTTCCCATAGGAAGTCTTTGCTTAATGTCCAGCTAGGATAGGGCTGTGGTGAGTAGAAAGCATCGTTATCATAGGTATAGCCTAACCCAGCGTAGTTTCCTCTTAGGGGTGTACCATTAGGATGCTTATTTCCATGAGTGTTATAGCTAGTCTGAACCCATCCAATTCCAAACATACCTGAATCAATAACATCTTGTTCAGCGACTATTACGTTGACTACCTTCTTATCTACTACTTGTGCAAAGTGCATATTAATCCTTAGATTGTAATTGAGCCAGATGCTGTCCACTTGTAGACACGGTATCCACCTGCTACGGTTATGGTTGGTGAGCCTGTAGTGGAT